TCTTAATACTTCATTATCAATTTTCTTAACCTCAATAGACATTGTTTCTATTGTTGGTGTTGTATGGTATTCTGAAAAATATTTTTGGATATTCTCTACAATCCATTTATGTGCTGATGATTCAAAGTATTCTGAGTTAAGTGAATCTATTATATTAATTAAAAATTGCCTTTGTGTTAATAAGGCACCTAACACTTTTACCTGGAACACTGGTCCGTACTGGTTTAATTTTTGTAATGTTGTCATAACTTAAATTTATTTAAAAGAATTTGGATAACCAAATAATTGAGTTAACCAAGATTGCACATTAGGGATGTTTTCTCCTAATTTATCATTATGGTATAACTGTAAAAATATAGGTATATTTAATTCGTATGAATTATTAAATGCGTCTTTAACTAATTGTTTATTCTCTGGTGATAAAAAACTACCATTCAGAGACATTAATTGTTGATTAATAAATAATTGGTGGCGTCTTTCTACAACTGAAAAATATAATTTATTTTCATTAACTAGTTCAGCTGATTTTTCAATTATACTTTCTAGAGTAACATTAACATCATTACCTAATTCAGGAAATAATTTAATTAATTTTTTAGGTCCTAAACCACTAATACCAGGAATATTGTCTGATTGATCTCCCATTAGTATTTTATAATTGAGAAAATTATTACTACTAACGCCATATTCTTCTAGTATATCTTTTGGGGTGTATATTTTCTTTTTAGTAGGAGAATAGCAATGAACTTTATCACTTACTAATTGAAGAAAATCCTTATCAGCAGACATAATAGTTACTTTAGCTGTCTCTTCATATGCTTGAAATTTATTAGCTAAATAACCAATAATATCATCTGCTTCTAACCCATCAATACTAATAACAGTAACAGGCAAACATTGTAAATACTGAATTAGGCGAGACATTTGATTGTTAATGCTTTCTGTTTCTTCATCTTTGGATGAGAAAATAGAATAATTAGTCATACGACTAGCATTACGATTTGTCTTATACTCAGGATATAAATTTCGTCTAGCATTTGAACCTCCAACACCATCAAATACAATAACCACTTTAGTAGGATCTACCATTCTAATAGCATAACCTACAGATTTAAGAAATCCTGTTAAACCACCAATATGATGACCATCAGGATTTAAATGATTAATCATAGTAAACGACCTCAAAAATGTATTGAGGCCGTCTATGATTAAAATTGAACTTAATTCTTTGCGAATGTCTGGCTGTATGTTGGAGAGTAATTGTTCATATTTCATGAGCATGAGCTGCCTTATATGCTTTTTCTTCATCCTTATCATCAGGAATAAAACCATGAGGTGTTACAATTACAGTTGATGTAGTTGCTACTCCACAATCAGCATGAATTTTATCAATTGCTATTTTAGTACGTTTAGCAAACTCAACTTTCTTTCCTTTATGTTGAGCATGAATTTTAGAAGTACCACTATTAGTTACATTACCAAATGTAATTACAATTGAGGCATCCCAATACATTGCATTACCACCTTTATTTGTCATACGAGGTTGACTCATTGGAGTAAGTGCAGGTTGTACACCTGTTTTATTAATTACAAAGAATGTATTTGTATATGGATACTTTTCTTTACGTGATAAAGGAAATTGTTGATTGATAAAATTACCAAATTGTGTAGCCATAGCTCCAGCGTTCCACATAGGATTATTATTTCCTTGTTTAACACTCATTTCACACGGAATAGATCCTACTGAATCCCAAAGGAATAATAGGTCATATGGTAATTTGCCTTTTGCTTGTTCGTTAAGAATATCAGCTATAAAAGCAGATACATCTTCAATTGTATTTAGAGATGATCTATCTACATATAGAAAAAATCCTTTATAATTCATTACCTCACCTGTCTCTTCATCAGGAATAGATTCTATTTCTAATCCCATCTTTTGAGCATGATCAAAATCCCACTTCATCTCTGTGATGATGAAGACAGGCAGTACGCCCATTTTTTGGGCGGCTACTGCTGCTTCAATCAACAGAGTGGTTTTTCCAGTATCAGATCCTCCACGGGCAATGGAAAGATGTCCCATTGGTATCCCAGGAATTGATAAAGCATCAGCTACAGCAGATGAAAAAGGAATCCATCTTTGCTTTTTAAATTTTGATGCTTGATCTAGAAATTTAGATTTCTTAAAGGCATCAATATCAAAAGACTTTTTAAGCGATTCAGATACTACTGACGTTAAACTATCTTTACTTTTTGCCATTATTAATCATTAAATAGGTTATCAAATTTATCAGCGTTGCTAGTTTTAGCAGCTGGTGTTTCTAAAGAATAAGTAGGAGTTACTGGTTTATTCATTTCAGCAATAAAATCATCTTCATCTTCTTCTTTAGATGCAATTGGGGCTTCAGTTGCTGCTGGTTCTTCTTCGGGGTTCAACCATTTAGATAAGATATCTTTAAGTTGATCATAAGAATACTTACGATTAATACCTAAAATATCAGGTTGTTCTTCAAGTAGTTTAGTTACTAGAGCAGCATCTTCTGAAATTGGGGTAGTTTTAGGTTTAACACGAAGGTTACATTTAATACCTTTTCTACCAGCAATAACATCTTCAGTTGCTTCAATTGTAAAATCTCTACCATCTGTAATGTCAGTAAAATCACCATAATCATCATCTGCAGCAATACCGAGAAGTTGATCATGAGTCAATTTACCAAATTCCCACAAACGAGCACCTAAATGTTCTTCACCACGTACTACTACAGCAGCAAAGAAACGAGATTTTGGCTCAATTTTCTTAGCTAATTGCCAATCTTCTTTATCTGATGATTTGCGAAGTTGTTTTGCAAAATCAGCAATTGGATCAGCTTCATTCCAGTTAGTAAGAGCCAAAATTGGTCCTTTAGCGAAGCCATAATGAAATTGTACTTCACGGATAGGCCAAGACTTGTCATACTTGTTTGGAAGAATACGTACTTGATACTTACCGGGTTTTGGTTTGAAGAAAATCTTTGTATAATCGATTTTTTCACGTTGTTGCCCTTTGTTTTGAGCAGCGGCTAACTTCTGCTTTGCAAGATTTAAATCCATAACTGTTTTATTTTAGAATTAAATATAAGAACCTTAATTTAGACCACCAAACTAAGAGATAGTCAAACTATAGTTTCCTGTTCCTCTTAAACGATAAGTAGTACCAGTAACAGCAGAGGCAGGAGTAAAAGTAAATGTAGAACTACCAGGTTGAACAACTACAGAAGCAATATATGATGATGAAACAAAACCCATTGACGCAGATACAACCCATGTTCCTAAAGCATTTGTAGGAGCACCAGCATAGGATCCAGTAGCATTTGCTATTGTTTCTAATGTAAAATATGCAGATTCACTTGGATTAGTAAAAGCAAATGTTTTTAATCCTGATAGATCCTCACCTATTGACCCGGTTCCATAAAGTTGTGCTGCTGAATATGTTGCCATTATTTATTAAGATCTATAATTTTATAAATAGCAGTGTCTAATCGGCGCAATTCAGGGCCTGTATTAAGTAATATACAATTTTTATAATCAGCCCAGTTTATAATAAATCTAGTATCTAATACACCATCATTTAAGGTTCTAATCAATGCATTTAAAGCATTAATTGTATATAATGTATTTGATTCCTTTTTACGGTGTAATAATATAGTATTAGGTAATACAGAATCCGATGTATTCCCCGCATCTATATTGTATGTACACATTAATTCTTTGCTTTGAGGTGACTCAAGAACAAATATTTTGTTATACAATATTGTGTAGCGACGGTTAATATCGGAGAGAACCGTATCCAGCTCATCTGGAGTAGTAAATGTACAGAATAATTTATTCAAATCGAAAAATATATTGTCCGTCATAAATATTTAAATTTTTGTTAAACCATGGTATGAATTGCCTTGTTTGATGCTTACTGGGTATTGCAGCAGGGCTTTGATAGGAATAAAAATTTCACCATCTTCTTTAGCGTAATCAAACAAAAATGCATCATAAGTGTATAATACTAATTTGGTTTTTTTATTTTTTAAATAATCTAGTACCAATTCGAGTAATTCAACATTAGTTGATGTTTCTTTACTTTGAACCACATAATTAAATATTTTTTGTGGGTTCATTTCTCCTAATTGGTCACGTATAAATATTTTATTTTCAGTAATCACTGCCTTTCCATATTGCAGTGTATCCCATAGCTCATCAACATACATGGCTACCTCTTTAAAGAATGGTTTGTTTTGATATTCACTCCATACACCCCCATATAGTTGTTTAAATGTTAATTCCTTGGCTTCTTGCGGAGTAACATTTAATGTTTCAGCCAATGTTTCATATGTGTTTCTAGTATTTAAAAATTGAAAATTAACCATTTTTCCGATCAATCGTGGATGATATCCTTGAAAATCCATCTCAATAAACATATCATTTACTGGTCTGTAGCATTCACGTTCACCATTATCCTTATTTAATGCAGCAAAATTAATACTATTACAGGTGTTAGATGGGCGTGTAGTGGTATTATATAAATTGTATTGAGTATATAATCTGCCCTTAGATAAATTAAATTCCGGGTATTGTATTTTATTTTGATAGTAGTTTATATAACAGTCTTTATCTACTTTAATGCCGTTTTTTTCAATTTGATAAAATACATTAGTTGTTTTAAAATTCTGAAAATGGAATGTTGGGTGGGTAAAAGTATATTTTTTAATAATAGGTTCTATTTTAGTAAATATAGCTTCACTCTCTTCATAATGTTTACTAATAGGGATTAAACAATTAACATTAGGTAAGTTTATATGTTTACTATAATAATAAGTTATACAACTATTATCTAATACTTCTGTTAAATCAGGAAATTCAACAAAATTAATATCTAACAATTTGCTAGATAATGGATATACCCAATGTAGTGCTTGTTTTTTATCAATTAAAAATAATCTATGTGTGTTAGTATTTAACCAATTAATTACTTCTGTTTGATCTAAACTAAATGATTCATTATGATCTAAACACAATATATATCCTTTCTTTTCATCAAGTGGTCTAATATAGATTAGACTTAATGATGTAAGTGCAGGATGAAAATTGTCATTTTTAGGAATAAACCTAATAAAGCAATCATTAAATGGACCTAGTTGTGATAATTGATCTTGGCGTTCTATAATGTAAAACATATTTCATAACCTTTGAATTAAATATAATAAAAAAATTTAGCCTTCTACAAATTCTTTTAATCCAATCATTTGAGAATAAGCTTGTTCAGAAGTTAAAGTAACACCTTGATAAGTACCTATATATATTGTTTGGTGTATAAAATCATTTTTAAGAGAATTATATGCATTTTCATTTATTTCTCTTATAAGAATAGGAGTATTATTAATTTTTTTAGCAAAAAATCTTATAGTTGTATTACGATACGTTAAATCAGAAACAGGAAGATTATAAAAGGGAGGTGTTTGAAGTTGTTGAGATGTAATTCCTGAGTTGAGTGAAAATATAGCTGTGTCTAGGGTATTATTATATAGTTGATTTGTTTCTTGGGCTTTAACTAGTTTAGGAGCATCCTTAGTATATTCTTTTCCAGCATACAAAACACCATTTAATTCATAATAATATCCCTGATAAGGTTGATTAGAAACTTCTTTAACATATTCTCCCCCAGAAGTATATTTACCTGTTTGTATTAAATTAGATGGTATTTTCATATTTTATTTTTACAAACCAAGAGTTTTAGCTAAAACATATATTGATTTTGCTGTATTTGTAGCATCTACATATCGAGGATCTGAGTTAAATAATCCCACCCAGTTGCTTGCATATCCGGTTCCAAAATAATTACTATCATCTGGGTTGGTAGGGACTATTTGCCTTCCACTTAATGATCCTTGTTTTCGAGATTTCATAACTTCAATTAGGTGATCTATACATTCTTGCCAAGTATTATATGTGGCGAAAGCTCTACAATTTCCACCACTATCTAATAAAGTAGTACTTCCCTTTACAAAATTAGCATCAGTAGAAATAAATCCACCTCCATCTGTTTGAAGTCCAATATAGTTGTTATTTATTCCTTTTTTACCATTACCACTTTCAATTATAAAAATTGCATATGTTGCTCTTTTTACAGACGAATCAATAGAATTACCTTTACTTTTGAGATAATTAGCTACATCTGCAGTGTTTACTGAAGTTTGTTGATATGGTATAACAGGAAGATTTTTCCATTTTCCTGATCGATTTGTTTTATCAATTCCAGCACAAGATGTATTTCCTCCTCCACCACCTGTGTTATTATTTGCTGTTAGAAATGAATTTTTAATAGATTCTTCAATTAATGCTGTTAAATCTAGGCTTAAAAATTTAGTTTTATTAGGATCAGGACCGTCTAAAACAATATTTAAAGCATCTATTTTAGTCACCCAATCACTATTAGAAACAGTGTGACCTATTCCTGTTATAGTTTGAGCTAATTTAACTCCAACATTATTACCTTTATACCCATTAGGTAATATATCTTCATTTATTTTAAATAAATGACCAATTACTAATCCTCCTATTCCATCCATTTCAAAAGAAAATTTAATAGGAATAATATTTCTATTTGCTGAGTTAGAGCTAGTTATTGTTTGGAAATATGCAATTAGGTCTTTTAAATTATTTTTTGCCTGGTTGCATAAGGTATTTAAATCGACAGTGGCAGCATTACCTGATACGCTACTGTTATTGGTTGAATTTGTGTTTACTGGAGTAGCCAGATTAGAAAATAGATATATTATACCTCCTAGATTGCTTGCTAAGGCAGTACTACTACCATTAATAGAAGGATCTTGATTAGCAATAGCAAAATCTTTTTGAGGTAATATTCTATCAGTAAGATTTTTGTTAAAATCAATCATGGTATTATTTTGCATACCTAATACTCCTCCTTTAGCTTGAGAGCTTATAGCTATCATAGAACTTTGTTCAGGAAATATCTGTGATTGAAGAGAATAAGAACGTACTACTGATTTTGTGTTTTGTACTTCAAGTTGAAATAATGAAGGTTGACTTGTTTTATCTCCAGTATAATTTACATCAATTATTCTAGCTTTATTGTCTATAGGATCAACGTGAATTTCAAAATTATTTATATTACCTATTGATACTTGAATAGCAGATATCATGCTTTTCAAATACTTGTATAAATTAATATTATTTTTTTCTTGTTTATCTTGAGATTCTATATTTGCATCTAAGGATAACTTATAAAGAAAATCTAAATTTACCCATATATTTTTTATAATACCTAATTCTTTTTCACCTGTTCCATCAATAAAAAATTCCTGTGGTAAGTTTTTTAAAAACTGTAATGAACTAAAAGCTTTTGATACTCCTGTTGTAAGAGCAATAGCTGATGTTGTAGCAGCACTTTGTGTTATATTAATGGTTACTTTATTAAAGTAAAAGGTAGTAATACCTGTTTGAGCTTGAGTTTCAGAACGATCATCTAGAGTAACATTACTAGGAGATAGTATTCTTTTAAGTTCAGATATTATAGGATCATATTGATTTTTTGTAGTTCCTCTAGAAATAATTCCGGGACCTAAAATATCATTAAGTATATCTTGTAATGATTTATTAGTTTTTTGTTTTATAAGATTTTCAACAGTTCCATATAAAACAAAATCATTAGATGGAATTTGTTTTAATGCTTTTACTAGATTATTTAAAGCTCTGTTTCCGTTGCTAAAGAATGAATTATAATCATTTATTGCATTTTGAATATCATTTGTTAATGTTTGAGATAATTGTGCTGTTGGCGCAGAAGCTCCACTTGCTGCAGATAAGATTCCTCCTTGACCATACCATAAAGGACTTTTAATAAGACATACTGTGGGATCAACGGATACTTGTAGAGGATGAGCCAAGCATAATAATTGTTCTGGGGGTCTTGAAGATGTTCCTGAAGGGTCTTCAGAATATAAAGATAAAGATACTACACTGCTAAGGCCTGATTTGGCTATAACATAATTATTTAGTATATCAAAAGTGGCTTCTAGAGTAATATAACATTGTATTCCATCTTTTACAATAGTTTCAGAATTACTAGTATTAATAGTTGATAATCCAGGAAAAGAACCACTAATAATTCTATTTTTATTTATAAGAACAGAGGTACTATTCAAAGTTGCAGAATTATTAAATACATTTAATTTATCATAAAGTTCAGCCCACATTCCTGCTAAAATATTCTTTTCATAATATTGTTTATAGCTGTTAGATGGGGTTTTTCCTTGATTAGAAAATTCAGGGTTTAAAAATCCTTCTCCAGAACTAGTAGTATTAAGTTTAGTTAAATTAGGTAATACATAATTAACTTTAAGAGATTCTATTATTTCTCCTGTAGATATAACTGTTGCTTGGCAATCATAACCACCATCAGGTCTAGCTGACCATTGGTAGTTTTTAATGTAACCAAACATTGCTTCATAGTTACCTCCAGATGCTATTCCTTTATTGTATAGTTCTTTAAATAGATCTTGTCTATTGGTTGCTCCTTTATTGATTATATCAAAAAAACTAGGAGGGGTTGTTTCTAATTTTCCACTATTATTTAAATAAGGATACCACCCCCATTCTATTAATACTGTATATCCAGGGCGCATGTAGAGTATTTCTAAATCTTCTAGTTGTTGAATATTCCAACATTGAAAATTTACTACAACTTCTCTTAATGAACCATATGCTGATTTTGATTTTACATCTATTGATGTAATGCCAGGCATTGGGCGAAGACCAGCAGCTCCTGCTGTAGCTGGGTTTCCATTTATTTGTCCATATAATTTGCCTGATGGGGTGAAATTACTGTAAGCTTTGTCTTGTCCTCCTACTCCTGACCTTAAAGCTCCATTATTTAGAGTTCCACCTAATAGAATGTATTGTTTAGCTAAGTCATTTGTACCATTGACATTGACACTAGAGCTCATTCTAATCCATGAATTGCGAGAATGAAGATATTGAATTACTTCAGGAGTGCGGTTAGCACCCATCATTGCTTCTTGTCTCTTCTCTAGTTGAGTTGCAATTTCAGTTTTAAAGGTATCTCTAAATATTGACATAACATTTATCTAGCTTGATTAAATTGATTAAATTGTTTTAAAACGCTATTTACATCAGTTGGTATTCTTAATTGAGTACCAGGTGCTGGGTATAAAGCCCCATTAGTTATGTTGTTATTAGCTGTTGCTATAATCCACCACAAGGTAGGGTCACGATAATAAGAATATGCTAAACTATCAAGTCTATCTCCTACAGTAGTTATAACATATACATCTGTTTCTGATAAAGGAATGTTTGGATATTGTTTTCCTTTATAGTAGGGTCTATTTGTATATGGAGTTTTTAATATAGTTGCATTATCGTAGCGTGTCATATTATATTATTTAGGATATGGTGGTGCTTCTACTACATTGCCGTTTGTATCAACATCTGTTGTAAAGTGTTCTGCTATTTTAGTTCCTGTTATAAAACCAGATCGTTGAGCTTGAGTTGAATTTTCTGGGTTTGGTAGGTAACCAAAAAAACCATTTTTTAATGTATTTGGACCGCTTTGTTCATACTCTGGGAGTTTACGATGTATTATTGTTAAATCAACATTAACATCTAAATACATAGCTAATAAAGCATCGTTACTAATATCCCAAGAAGCATCATCAGGAATGCTATAGTTTAAACTGTTTAATACAGCATATTCACCAACTAAGTAATTTCCAACATTTACTTTAAGTAAAACCCCAGCTAATAAACCATTACCATTATAACTACCAGCAGTTGTTGATGCTAGTTGTCCTAATGCTCTGTGTTTTTCAAATAATTGAATTTTATTAAAACAAGGAATTTTTAAGTTAAAAGATACGTTGCGTTTAAATTTATTGTATATATAAAAACTTTCAGCTCTACCGGCATAATTAATATCATTCCAAGTAGCATTGAAATTATCTTTAAATCCAGTCATATAAGCCGAAAATATCCATCTTTCAGGGTATTGTTGGTTGGCTTCGAATGGGTTAATAGCTCTAAAAACTACAGTTAATATAGAAGCATCTTGTCTTTCAAATGGAGATGAAACATCATATTCTCTTTTACTTCCACTAGCTGAAGTTTTTACATTCCCATAATATTTAAAATCAGGAGCATCTCTAGTTATACTAATATCTTTTGTTGATATTGCATCTCCATAGGAAGATGAAAAATAACCTCCACTAACAAAAGGAATTGGTTGAGATATATCTGTTTTTATTTTTTTCTTTAAAGCATTATATGTGTCAACAGTACCATTTGTTATAGCAGTATTTATATTGTTTGGTTCTAATGGTACTCCTGTATAAGTAGATATTGATTTTTTAGGATCTTGATATATGCTTTTATCTCCGGTTGCTTTAGAGTAATCAATAGACTCTGGATTGTTGTTTTTTCTTGATTTGCCTGCAAAAGAAGTAGAATTAGAAAGGGATTCTTGTATTCTAAATCCATCCTCTGTAAAATCATATCTATTAATTCTTGTTCTTCCTATACCATAAGTAGAGCCAGGGCCTGTTAAATAATCATCAATTACTAATTGACCAGGAGTTGGGGAAATTTTTGGTATTATATTCCCAGTAATTGCTCCTAAAGCTCCAGTAATTGTATTTATTACTCTTGCTGTTTTTGGACTTATTAAACCACGATTAGCAGCACCATCTCCTAATTTAAATTTGCTTTTGTATTCTACTAATCTGTTAAATCTACTATTAACTGATCTATTATTGGAGTCAACTACAGCTGCATATTTAGTGTCTTCATTTTGGGTTGGTCCTATGCCATGCCTATTAAAGTGAATACCAAAAGCATTAGATGGTACTTGTGCTAATGTATTAATTCCTAAATTATAAATGCGGGTAGGGCCTAATAAACCCCCAGTAAGAGTACCTAATAACCCTCCAGGAGATAAAGCTCCACCAAATACTCCTGCTAGTCCTTTTTTAACTTCTAATTTTGGAGTTGATAATTGTAAACCAACTTGTTTAATAATAAAGAGAGGACCAGTAGGTAAAGTAGTAAGAAAACCACCAATACGAAAAGTATCATTTATAGAGCTTTGAATAGAACCTAAAGCTCCTCCACGAATAAAAGTATCTCCTGCTAAAATTTCTCTAGCAAATCTTCCTAGTTTACTATTGCCTAACCTAACACTTAAGTTAGGAACAGCAGGAATACTATTAATACCTAATATTTTAAGAATATTATTAGGACCAACAGTAAGAGTAGTTTTACCACTAGGGTCAGAAGTTATGAAAGGTTGACCACTATTTCCCCCTCCAGGGCGGTCGTGCCCGTATTTAAGAGAAGTTAAATCGGTTTTAAGATCAAGTAGTGGCATATTTTATCCGAAATAGCGACCTTCAGTTGGTCCTAAATCTTTATAATTACGGCCAGTTTTAGATTTGTAAATTTGTGATACTACACCTGCTACTTCTAAGTTAGGAGCTTTATTATCTAGCTCATCTAATTGAGATTCTTGTGGAAGATAAGGAGCATAAGCTGTTTTATTAAAACTTACAATTCTAACTTTTGGGGTAGAATTTACATCATATGTATTTTGTAACTTACTTTCTTTAGGATCTAATGGATTTACAGTATTAGCAGCATCAGCAAATCCCCAAGCAGCAGATCGTGGCTGGGGGTCTAGTTTATTTCCTAGTAAGCTGTATTTACTTTCTCCTAGTTTGTTTAATAATGACATTTTTGTAATATTTTATGGTTCTATGTATAAATATTTAATAACTAAACTAGGCTAATGAATAGCTAGTACTTTTAGCTTGGCTGGTTCCTGTTGATAGCTGATTACCTACGACTTCACCTAGTTTTTCTGCACCTACTTGAATAGCCATAGCAGGTTGTGGTTTATTAGCTAATGCATTTACTGCATTTCTTACTTCATTTATTGCTGCTACTAAAGGTGATATATCTATACTTCTACCTCCTCCTTTACCTCCTCCTCCTAAATCAGTACCTGCTACAATAGTATCATTATTATTAAAAGCCACAGCTCCTTCAGGGCCAAACAGCATGCGTTTACCATAACCGGGAGATATAACATCATCTCCTGTTTTAGCTCCTGCTAAATATCCCATTAAAGCTCCAAATAAAGCAGCAGCAACTCCTCCAGCAATTAACCAACCAACTCCAGGAATAGAAGCTGCACTTCCACCTGCTCTAGCAGAAGCTCCAGCAATATCTGCTGTAGCTCCTCTTATGCTTTCTCTAGTAGATAATCTCTTAAGTGCTAATGCTGTAGTTAATCCAGTAATCATTTTTACTAGGCTAACAGTTGCTATTAATCCTAGTACTGAATATAAGCCTGTAGCACTGCTGAGTATATTTGCAAATCCTTCTATAAGGCCTGATAGAGGTCCTGCTAGTATATTTCCAAGAGCGTCTTGCAATTTTAAAACAGCATTGTTAAATTTTTCTTGTATGTCTTGTCTTTCTTGAGCTTCTTTAGCTTCTCTTTCGGTTAGTTCTGCTAATGATTCTCCATTTTTTATAGCAAGTTCTTGTTTTCTTAATTGATCAGCTAATTCATCAGCAGTTAACCCAACAGCTTCAGCTATTGATTTTTGTTGGATAACATTCATTTTTTGGAAATCAGCTAAGGATCCTACTTGACTAGATAATTCTTGTGCTAATGTAACTTGATCTCCTACTAAAGCAGCAGCTCTAGCTCTTTCAAGATTTAATTGTTTGCCCGTTATTAATTCGGCTTTTAATTCATTTTCGATTGATGATTCAAAATTTAAAAGAGCTTCACCTTGTTTAACAGTTTGTTCTAAGCTAGAACCTAAGGCTTTAGTAGCAACTACTGCTTTAACAATACCTGTAGGGTCATTTTGCAAATTAGCTGCTAATCTTCCAGATACTTTTGCAGCTTCTGCTATTGTTGCTTTAAATGGAACTCCTACTTTAAGGTTATTCCTAGTAGCAACAAAAGCTTTAACCATATTATCATTAACAGTTTTAGAAGCTTGTCCTGTTAATACAGAAAATCTATAAATACCCGCTGCTTCTTCTCCTGTTAATCCAAACTGTTTGGTTAACATTATTTGTGTTTCTAAAGCATCATCTGAGTATTCGGCTACAAATCCAATAGCATTGTTTAGTTCATTTGCTGCATCTCCAGCATTTTTAAGAGTAACATTAACATTAAGTGATGATTGGGCTAGCCTAACCATATTAGATGTTACTCTATTAGCATTATCTGCTCCATAACCTAAATTTTTACCTATATCTGTTGATATTTTACTAAAGCGTAAAGCACCATCTATTATGGCTTTAAATACAGTAGCTAAACTAAAGAATTTTTCAAGTTGTCCTCTAATCTCTTTATATTTAGATACAGCAAAGCCAGATAAAGAATTTTGTTTCTTTTTTTCCTCAGTAATTTTTTTCTCTTCTTCAGCAGCTTGTTGAATTAGTCTTATATTAGTATCTAAAGCCTGGTTGAATTTGATTTGTGATGTTATTAGTCGAAGTTGGCTTTCTATTTCGTCTTTAGCAGCTTGTGTTTTTGCCTTAGTGTACTTTTTTAATAATCTATCTCTATCTTGCTGTAAGATATTTATTTTGACTTCTGCTTCTTCTTGAAGTTTATTTGCTTTTGAAAGAACATCTTTACCAATACCATATTTAATATTTAAAGCGCTAGCATTATCAACTTGCTTTTTAAGTTGAGCAGCAATATCACTATCAATTTCTTCAATGCTATCAAGCAGATCTTTAGTTTTTTCTAGCTGGTCATTGAATTTTTTCTGTTGTTCGGCTAGTCTTTCTGCTTGATCAGGTGAAAGAGGATCAAAATATCGTTTAGGAGTAAAGTCAAATCTCATGCGTATAAATATTAAGGCGCCTATTTTTTAGGCGCCTTTGCTATGTATGTTGGTGTTTTAGATGGAGCTATGTTTGGTCGTGCTATATCTTTGTTTGATTTATTTTTAAGCATATTTTGTTGCTTTTCAGCTTCTTCATTTTGTTTTTCATAATATTCTTTTAATGTTTCAAATGTGAATCGACGCAACCAAATAGGCATATTATACACTGTATCCCAGTCATATCCACCATTCCCATGAAATACTATTTCATGAACTTGTTTAAATAAAAATAATCTATATTCCTGCGTCAGGCCAAAAAAAGTTAAGAGAAATAGGAATTACCATACCCTCCCCTGTATAGTTTTCATCATCAGGTTTAAATATCATATTAATATCTGGGGATATTTTATTGTAGTATTCACGTAGTGCTCTGGCATCTTTTGCAATAAGGTAATTATCAACAAAATCACGGATGTCTTTCTGGTCACGTTTTCCTTCAACTGAAGTAATCATGTG